CCAAGCCCAATTGGATTCTTATTTAATCCCATTTTAGATAAATAATCTAACAGTCCAATAAATGCCTAAAATCACCCCTAAAGACAACACACGTGTAAATGAACTTGCCATCTCTTTTTGTCCTTCAAACCACGTTGTTATTTTTGATTGTTCTAACCAAGGTAAAAAGAATAACATTGCTCTATCAATAAAGAAGATTATTCCAAATAATGGAAGTAATGATATTCCTAACGCTACTTTTAGTTTTTTGTTCATAATTGTTCGTTTTAATGTTAAAAATACGCACAAAGGTTATATCTCTACTCCCCTTGTGCGCTACAAAACCTAAATACTAGTCAATGCAAAGGTATTAATTTTCGTTTGAATAACGTAAAAAATAAATGTAGTGTAAATGTCCGATTGATTTAGTGGTTAAAATTCCTATTTCGTGTTTTCGTAGTTCCTGTTTTAATTTCCAAATGTTAATACTCTTTTGCACGCAAATTGTTGGTATGGCATCCGTTTTAAAGCCTATCGAGTAACCTATCAAGGCTTCTTTGTACTTTACGGTTATTATCGTTGCTAGCCACTCTTCGGTTGGTATTCCATTCAGATATTTAGCGCATTTTTCCACGTGTTTTTTGCGAAAGATAATGAATAAATTGATAACAAAGCATAAGCGGCATTGAAACGACCGCCTATACGATAGTTAGTGTTCATTAAAACGAAACACTAACAGCGTATAAGATAAATTAAGGGGTTGTAGATACTGAATCAATTTCTTCACATTCCGCTTCACTGAATCCTCTTTCAAGTGCCTTCTTTTTAGCAAGTTCAATTAAATCTTCTTCAGTTATTGTTACTGTAATCCAATCTACTCCGAATACATTTCGTACAGTTACGCTTGTTTTAATTTCTATCTTCATCTTATCAATCTTTTAAATTAGTTCCTTAACTTCTCTTATACGCCTTGCGTTAGTGTTCATTGAAACGAAACACTAACAGCAAGTAAGCAAAAGTTTTTAATCTCGCACTATACTTGTCATGAACTCATGCCTTTGTCTTTTACAGTGCCTACATTCTTTTATTATTCTGTGGTAATAACCATGTTTATTGTAATCATATTCAAGTCTTGAATCTTTAAATACAAAGTCATGTTTACCAAATAAGCACTTAATTATTCCTATTATGTTTTTCATTTCTTTAAGTTTAAAAACCTTCGCCTACTTGCCTATCGTTAGCAAATATTAGCCCCAAACAATCCCTGTTCCATTACAGGAACGGCACGTTTCAGGAGTAATACTGCTTGTTGACCAATGACCACTTGTTTGCATATAAAAACCGTTAGGAACTAAGCCGTTCCCGTTACATACGGGGCAACAGTGAGGGGCTAACGATTTGCTAACATCCGCTATAAGTAATAGCGGGTTAGTAGGTTCTTGATGTTCTGTGCTTTCTATTGTCATTTCTACTAAATTTAAAGTGAGTAGTTATAAATCCGCCACTACTCATAGCGGTTTACCGTTATAAATCATTTCGATTCTAAATAGTTGTAGTACCTCCTCTTCCCATTACTGAGGCTTTTATCGTTTGCTGAGTCGATAGGGTCTAAAAAGTAGTACACTTTCTTTTCTATTCGTGTTTTCGTCACCTTCTTTTCGGGTTTCAATATCCAAAATACCGCAAATACTTGCGCACATATTACGATGAAAAGACCTATTTTAAATATTGCTATTTTCATAATCTAAAAGATATTTGCCTATTTTCTCTAGTGTTGTTGTGTGAAGCCCTTTAGTCGTGTTTTCAGCGTTTAAATAAAGCCATATTTGATTTTGACTAAGCCCTGCATCTCTGGCAAACTTCGCTAATGTGATATTTTCAGTGAGCAAATGATGTTGTATCATTTCCCTTGCTAAACTGTTTACTTTAGATAGTTGTTTTGCTGTCATTCTTTCGTGTTTTTAAAGGGGGGTTTTTACGCCCCCATTGTTATTAAAAAGGTATTAATAAATGATTCATGTTTTTCTTTTGAATCTAATAATATACCATCTTTTGTTTTAAATATTAATAAATTATTGTCAAAAATTAATTTTTTATGTAATCTTCTATGTGATTTAATATTCATGAAAAATACATCTTCTAAAAATTCATTATTATAATTCCAGTGATGTAATTCAATTCCTTTTTCGCATTTAAATTTTTTATGCAAATTTTTATAAATTGATAAATCCTTCCATGGTTTAGCAATCAATGATTTTTTATGATAATCATAATAATTTAATCTGTTATATTTTTCACGGCATCTTTCTCTTTCTTTTTCTACAAAATCTTCATTTAAGGATAATTTATTATACCTAATTACTGAATCATTTTTAGCACAATCTTTACATTTTCCTAAATAACCATCACCCATTGCAGAATGTTTGTAAAAAAAAGAAACCTCCTTTTCAATTTTACATTTAAAACATATTTTTTTCATAAATCAAATATAATCATTAAAAAGGAAGTATTCTAATTAAAAAGGATAATTTTAGTTTTTATTTTCGAGATACTATAACTCTAAATTAAAAGGTAAATCCTGGTTTTCTTCAAATTCATTTTGAATAGGCACGTTTGTCACAGCGTTATTCAAGTCTAAAACGTCCAACTTCCAACCTTCCAAAGTATTAAAACAAGTCTCAACACCCGCTGCATTCGTCCATAAACGCCCTTTAATATTGATTTCTATACCTACCTTGTTGCCTACCGCTAAGTTTTGTAGTAAGGCACACTTATCGTTCACAAACTGAATTGATAAATGTTGCTTGTACGGTCCTTCATCAACTTCAAGAATTACATCTTGTTTAGTGAATTTCTCACTTTTAACCTCTTTTGTGCCAATTTTGTACACTAACCCTTCAATTTTCATAATAATCTATTTTTTAACTGTTGATAATATTCACGTGCAACCTCTACACGTTCTTTAATTTTTTGTTGTGCGGCTTCGTCTTTTTCTACGATAAACCGTTTTACCCTTAACTCACTCGGTATGTGGTCAAAATTATGCATCTTCTGAATAACGTCTCTAACTTCCAAGTCCTCTTCTATTAAATTCAATTTCCAATGCTGGCGACGAATTTCATCTTCAACTATCTGTAAGGGCGTGTTCATCAATGTATACACAAGTTCGCTTGTATCGTGCCCTGTAAGCTGCATATAACCCTGTAGCTGCCAATAATAATCTTTGTTTTTAAGCGTTTCATCGAATAAAGGAAAAGTACTAGCGTTCCAACTGCATTTTATATCCGCAAGTAAGGAATCAGTGTTTATGTCAGGTTCTCCCGTTAACCATTCGTTGTTAAATCTCGTCTCATTCTTAACTACGAAATCCCAATTTAAGACCTCTGAGGCGAATTGTATAGCTTCATCCTCCATCTCTAATCCTTTGTCAGTATAACGGCTAGAAAACTCTTTATAAATACCCAGTTCACGTTCTTTGAATAGGTCCTGAATGTAACTCTTTGCCGTTTCTGATAATGTTTCGCTTTTTGTTCTTGGGTCAATCATCAGCTTTCCAAGTGAACTGCATCTAAATAGTAATTCGCTCATAATAATTTTAATGCTGACTTTTGCAAATCGGTTAATTGAAATTTAAATAAATCTTCTTTCTTCGCCTTTCCGTCATTTACTGCGATAATAGCCTTTTCAAATCGTTCATTCGATATTGGTTGTTTATTCACGTGTTTAGCTACTTCGTTACCATCATCATCCTGCATTGATAAACTCAAAAGTGACTGAATAGAATAACGTCTAAAATAGGAAATACACCCGCCTAATTTCTGAGGGTCGGTTATCTCTGGTAGTTTAATTTCAGATACTATTTCAATTCCCGTTTCAATATCAATCACTACGCTTTGCACTAAGCCACTTTTAATCGGTTGTAAGAGTATTAAACCGTATTTATGTAGTATCGGCTCAACGACATCTAAAATAGTGTTTAAATCGGCGTATTTTGATTTAAAGAATGGATTGTCCGCAGATTTATTAATTTTTCCTATTTCTTGCTTAGCTAAATGTAACTTGTGGTAAATTCCGCTTGCTTTTGGTAAATCAATTAAATTGTCTACTTCTTTAACTGCGTTTTGCTTTGAGATTTCCAAGTAATCATCAAAACTTAATTTTTCTTCTGTACTCATTTGACTTGTTTTAGTTTTGTTTTACAAATATAAACTTTCTTTTTATATAAAACGCTATTATTTTAATTTATTTTTATAAATGTTGATTATTTCTTTTAATTCATCTCTTGTAAACTTCCGTGTTTCGTATGCTTTTTCACGCAAAATAGTGAATTCATCTACTCCAATTAATTTTTCTAAGTTGACGCCGTACTCGATTAGATTGCCAGAAAGCTGAACGTTGCACTTGTAACAGCAGCTAAATACGTTATTCTCGTCAAAGCGCACGTTGTAATGATTATTGGCGTTAAAATAGTGGGAGGCGTGAACTACTCCATTAATCTTTTTGCCGCACGATAAACACGGCTTGCCTTCATCACGATTTCTTATAAAAGCATTAAAAACTTGTTGAGCAATTTTAAGATAGTCCTGCAAAGTAAGCATATCTTTTTTCAGCTTAGATTTCCTTTCGCTCCATTCCTTTGACTCGGATTTTTTCTTTTGTTCGAGTTTTTGTAGGGCTTCGATTAGCTTACAGTCGCTATTCCAACAGTATTTTTCCAACGTGCTAAATCTCGGTTCAAATTTTTCAGTGCAATTTTTACAATTTTTCATTTTGCTGTTTTAAAAATTCAATCAATGGTAATAAAATACCTTTTGAAGTGTTCATATCTCCACCTAATTTATCTCTATTTGTATTTAAATATTTTCTACATAAATCTTTTAACTTTTCAGTTTTTATAAAAATACAATGAAAATCACTCAACCAATAACACCAGTATTCAGCTTCACTTGTTGATATTCCACTTTTTTTACCTCTTGATTGATATTCTACATAAATATTTCCAGTTTCTAAACATCTAAAATCTCTTTTAATTTCAATTTTACTGCCTAATAAATGACTAAATTGTTTTTCATAAATCTGACCTACCTTCAAGTCATATTTAAAATCGTTGTTATATCCCATTCATTAAATTAGCGTTTATTTCTTTTAACTTTTCCATCTCAAATCTAAGCTCCATATTTTCCTTGTGGAAGTTGAAATTCATCTTTTGCAAGGTATCGAATTCTTTGCTTTGTTGTTTAAATATTAAAAATGTTTCATTCATTTGGCGAAGGTGTTTTTCCATTCCTTGAATAAATACTTTTCGTTCAGGGTTCTTTTCCCTCAATTCATCAACCGTAAATTTCAATGATTCGATTATCGCCAGGATATTTGTTTGTGCGTTTATTATATCTAAATATTCCATAATTTTTATTTAAAAAGGTAAATTTTGATTGTTTAAAGTGTGATAAGATTCTGAAAAACTTTTTAATTCTATTTCAGGTTGTTTTTTATTCGGTCTTTTTAAAGGGTCAACGCCTCCAATCTTAAAACCTAAGCCGAAATTATAATCAAAGAGCAAAGGGTCGTTTAAATCTGTTTGTTTGCCGCCAGTATCCCTATCCTTAATTTTTTCTATATCAATCATTGTTTGATATTTCATCGTTGGGTGCTTAACCAATCGGTGAATGACTAGCATATCGTCACTTCTATTTAAAAACGGCTTACCACCTTCTACGTGTGCTTTTAATGGCGGCTTTAAATGTCCCTCGTATGTATGATTAATTGGATAAATCATTGAAGTACG